TGTTTTTAGGTACTGTATATACTAAACATTGAGGTATATACGTTGTAACAGTATTTGTAAAAGTAAGAGTTGAATTTGGTTGGCTACCTGTTGGCTGATTATTTAGTTCAAATCTGCTATTATTATCTGATACAATATCAATTATATAACTATTGGCAGGTATGTCTGGGCCAGAAACTAAAAGTCCTTGAACTATGTTAGAATTTACTGGATGATTTACTGATTCAGATGCACCGCTATACGAACACCCAGTTTGTTGAAAAGTGGTTACAGTATCATATTTATATTGATAGAAAAAACAAAACGATTTTCTGTATCCATCATAACCTAATACAATATCGCCACCATAATTAGTACTATTAAACTCACATAAATTATCTAATGCACTATAATCATTTCTAACATCATCTAATTGATGTGCTTTTTTTATTTTAGCTCCTATATCATTTATGTTTCTTCCGTCATGGTAATAAATGCTATTTTTATCAATCCAACATAATCCTATTTCTGAAGATATAACTGTATTTTGATTTTTACACCCTACACCTTTAAGCGTATCTTCTATATACATTCCATCAGGATTTATTACATAAATTTCATTTGTAGAAAACACATACAATCTGCCATTAAATGATTCCATTGCAGTAGCAGTATTAGGTAGTAATAAATAATCTCTTGCAATATTGTATTGATCAAAATTAAAAGGTCTAGATTTAAACAAATAATTAGTTGCATCATCTATATCTGGATGTGAGCATCCTGTTATATATAAAAAGTTATTTACTTTGGCGCTTAAACTATATTTAGGTAATGTATTTGTTAAAGCTTCAGAAATACCTGTTCTAGCTTCATAGGAAGAATATGATGCGCCATTATCTACAATCGTTTTTGAATAATAATCTCCCCAATTAGGATTGGTTGTGTTTGAATTTGTAATAAGCCATCCTGATTTTACAGAAACTGTTCTTATTAATCTAAAAAACCCAACTGGCTGAGTTGCATTTCCATTGCCTGGACTAGACCTATACACGTTTATATGAGTTATTCTTTTACTCATATTTGTAGCATATAAATCAATTTTTACATTTAAACCAGCAGTACCATTGTTTGTGTTTTCTCTAAGAATCCATGCTGATAATGGAGATTCTTGATAACCATCATATACAAAAGAAGTAGCGTAAAAATGATGATGAGTAGTATTTAATGTGCTTTCAACGCCATTATTAACAGTAAATGATAATTCTATTTCTCCTTCAGCTTTTTTTGCTAAAGAACCTGATGGGCCTGATGCCCATCTTACTTGCCCTGCGCTAGAGAAAACATTGTATGCGTTATTAGTTTCATCTAATATTGCATCATTTATATCAAGATTAGTTCCTATAGGATTTCTTAACCCTCCAACAATAGTTGTTTGAGTGTGGTTATATGCAACTTTGCCTAATCTATATAAACTTGATTGACTTGCAGAAGACCCTTTTTCTACCCAATTTAAATAATTTGTATTTGTATCTTGCTTTGTTAGGTACGCATCTGCATAACCGCTCTGAAATTCATAACTAAATGCGTAAACTTTTCCTTTATTAGCCAAGCTACTTAATTTATCACCCGCTGTAATGTTATTTTTTACAACAAGTAAATACCAAAGAATTTTTGCATTTACATTTGAAGTATTTGTTTGAATACTGGCATCGCCATTCCAACCAATATGCTCAGTAGATACATCTCCATAATGCCAATTTGCCCAACTGCTTGTACTTTCTGTTGGAACAACTCTTGTTACTATTCCAATGTAATCTGTAGAACCTGTTAAACGAACTAATGGTAATTTTGGAGTGCCATAGGATATTGTGCAAAATTGACTTTGACCTGGGGTACTTGTATTAAACCCATCATATTTTAACCAATCTCCTGCATTTGCAGTACCTGTACTATCTGTTCCAGCATAAGGACTTCTATTTGTAGCTGCAATTGATGAACTATTTGTAGCTAAACTTGATACAGAAACGCTATATAAAATAGTAGCAGAATCTACATTGCCTCTTGCTAACCACAAAACATTGCCAACTTCCATTATGTCTGTAACGCCTGTAGTTCCCGTTACTACTCTGCTTGTAATAACATCCATATTGTCAAGGTCTACTTTTATAATTGTAAAATTACTATTTGCAATATCAGCAACCCATAAACTATTATCACTTGCTAAACATATAGCTTCAGTTTCACTAAAAAAATACTCTGAACGTTTAGCTAAAACTCCTGTAGATACATCAAATTTGTAAACATATTTGCCATTTTGTTGTATTCCATATGCATATGTATTTGTAGCATCGTTAACAATAGAATGCATATTAGGAAATGGACTAGGAGCAGTTAATTCTGCTGTTTCAGATTGCAATCCACTTGGTGCAGAACCACCAAATTGAGCATGTGGAATAATTCCAGTCCATTGTGGGTCTATTGTTTTTCCTAAACCCATATGTACTTCTTTATTATTTGTTTGCAATGCAGATATACTGCTACTTGTGCCAAACGTTCCTGCTTTAACAACAGTTGCTGAACTTGGTGTGCCATGTAGATCATCTATTTTTTTTATATCATAATCTGATTTATCTACATATACCAATCTATATGTTTCATTGTCATTTATTATAGCCATTCTTGTAGTGTCAACACCAGTTTTAATAGCAGTATCCCCTTGAATACTCATTAAAGAACCAGATTGCCCATAAGGGTCTATGTTTTCACTATATACTGCTGCATCATCAGGAATATCTCTATCATCAGCATTGTAAATATTACCTGACTCAAATGCTTTTATTTCTAATACATCTTTAGGCACTAATTATTTTTCCATTATATGTGGTAACTCCATCAGTAATATCAAGAACTACTAAGTTAAAATTTCCATTATTTAAAATATCTACAATGCCAACATTGTGACTCCAGTTTGTAGGTCTTCCTTTTAAATAATCTTTTGTCATATCAGTTAAGCATCCCATTGAATATGCCATGTGGCTTCCTGAGATGTGCGTGATGGTTGATTTTTGAGAGTCGTGTGTATGCCCATAGATGATGTTACAGCCCAATTGTAAGGCGTGAGTTCTTGCATGGGCAATTCCCATATAGTGTCCTCCATGGTAAGCGTGTAGTTTGCTTCCGAATACTTTAAAGACTTCACCATATTTGTGCCATTCATATCCACGTTCATCGAATTTAAAAGCTCGTCTTGAGCCAAGATGGTCAAGGTATGGGTTTTCTTGGACAAAGTGGTCAAACCAGAGTTCGTGGTTTCCTTGCGCAAATTGTTTCTTTTTACACCCAACTTTAGCCAAGGCTCTGTCAATTCTATCAAGGCCTTTATTGCCTTCTTTAATTTCTTTTTTAATTGCAGGAAGTTGGTATTCAAGGGGAGGACGTTTTTTCTTACTCCATTGCCAGTGACTAACTGATTCTCCATCAATTGCATCCCCTAATAACAAAAAAGCACTTGGCTTTACTGCTTTTATAACTTTTAAAGCACATTTAAATGCTCTTTCGTCGTGGTTTGGGAAATGCGTGTCTGGGAAGACTACTACTCGCTCTTTTATGGTCATATTTCATTCCTTTATCTCAAAGTGAACTAGGTCATCAAATTTATTATCTTTAGTTGTCCTAGCGTTTTTACTTAGGCTGGAATCCGACCAATCGCCCCCCCATCTTACATTAATGCCCATCTTTGAAGCTACCCCTAAAACAAATCCACCTAAATAATGAAAATCGTCTCTAGCGTTCCAATCAATAGGATATGGAGCAATGTCTACAGCTTTACCTTGCACGTGTTTACCAAATTTGGTTTTACTCTTGCCTTGCGCTACTAATTCGTTTTGTCTTTCTTGACTTCGCAACCCTTCTATAACTGTTATATCAAAGTACTTTACGACTTCATTTAAAACGTTTACTAAACGACTATCAACGCCTTTTAATCTTTGTTTTGATCTTTTACCAAAGCGTGGCATTTAGAATTTCCATACCATTTTGACTACGGCCATCATAACGTCCATGCTTTCTTTTGCTATTGCTTGTTGCTCTGCTTTTGTAATTTTACCATCTTTTGATGCTTCATGATATTTTTGAGCAACTTCTTTTAACTCTTTTACAACTATGCGATATTTTGTAGCAACCATTGTGCCTACTGCGCCAAGAATAATTATCATTAAATATGCAAAGTTTTCCCAATTCATCCATTCCATGTTATTGTTTCCTTATGTTTACTATTTTATATCCTAAATAAATAATAGTCATTATTGCTACTATACATTGTAATAACGTACTTATCTCTGTAAGAGAAAGTCCGTAATTCACTAAACTTGCTGATGCTACTTTCACACTATCCATTAATGTTTCCCATTTACTCTAGACAAACTGCCTTTTATTTCAGACACTTGATTGTCTAAATCATTTATTTCTTTTGTCATATTATCAAATTTTCTATCAAGCTTATCGTCTGATTGATTCCATCTATTAATTAGCTTAATTATCATTCCTTCAGTGTTTTCAAGTGTTTCAGATTGACCCTTATTCTCTATCTCTAGCTTTCTTAAAGCGTCTGCTTGTTCGTTTCCTCTTTTATTCATTGAATAAACCATAAAAACGAACATAGCCCCTACTACACCTATCATTCCCGCTTCTGAGTATATAGCTAGAAAATCCATTATTCCTCCTCTTGAGGACTACATTTACTACAGACCCAATTATCTGTATTGTTTATTGGTTTATCACAATCACTGCAATGGTTTGGTATCGGTTGATGCATTATTTTTTCTTTTTTCTCCAACTAAAAGGGTTAAGGTTTAATTCTTTTTCAAAGAAAGATATACGCTCTTCCATTTCTTCTCTTGTTTTTTGTTCTTCTATTTGATTTTGTTTTACAAGTTCTAATATTTGACTATCAGCAAGTTCCATTCTTCGTTCAAGTTCTGCAAGTCTGTTCGTAATCTGTACGTATCCATACACAATCCCAACAACCCCAAGACACAATTGCCCAAGCCACTTAATGTTAAGACTAATAGAAAAATTATCATCAATTTTTGCCATGCCGTATGACCTATATGTCTTTGGTTTGTCACTCACTTTTTCTCTACTGTTTCCCATTGCTCATGTCTATGACACCAGTTGTCTCCTATAAGTATTCCTCCTTGAGTAGTAGTTCTTACATACCAATGCTTTGTGCTATCTTGATCTGTTATAATCATAAAGTCTGTTGTAATAGAATCAGTAGGGGCTATATCTACTCCTGCAACAATCCAATTTCCACTACACCCACTACAAGTAGTAATAATTACTAGTAAAAGAACTAATAAAGAAATCCACCCCGCAAGTACAATTCTTTCATTTTTATTCATGGCTTGTAATACTTATAAAAATCTTCAGGATTCTCTGTATCTACTACAACAAAGATTGGAGATACGATACTATTACCTGTGCCTGACCCACCAATAATGGCATATGCATATAAACCATTTTGATAAGGACTCTTGATTGTATCATTGTCAAATAAATGTAAAAAACTTGTGTCACTAAATACTGGTACAAACTGAGCCTCTAATAATTCTTCAACTTCTATTCTTCTGTTATCATTATCATCTAATAAAACACCCACACTACTAGTTCTATGTGCTTGACTTGGAAACTTACCCATACCATTAACTTCTACTTGTTGGTTATACCACATAGTAGATGCTTTTGTAATCTTTTCTAAATTTGCTTTTGTCTGTTTAGCTTTAGCTCCCTCACCGATACGACTAAAAGCAGGAGCTGCGGTAGTAGCCAAAGTAGCCATGATAGCCATGGTAACTGCAAACTCAGCCAAAGAGTTGCCTCTATTCCCCAACCCATTCATCCTTTTTCATTTCCTCTAAACATTCACTATGCGATAAAGCAGTAATGCCACTAACTCCTTTGACTTGGTCTAGAGTTCCATCAGCAATAGATAATTCATATTTAACAAGAACCTTTGTATTGTCACTATTCCATCTTGGAGCACCTAATTTGCCAAATTTAAACGCACACTCTTGCCAAGTTGGG